CCGGCAGCCCGGCTGTTTCTTCGCACACCGACAGGCGAACGGTGTCGCCGTCACTCTCGACCGACACGTATGTGTGGCGGTTCATGTCGATCAAATTGGCTTCGTATGTCATGTCAATCTCGATCAGTTTCAACGCTCTGACTATGAGCAAAAGTTTTTTCGTTGTCTCTGTATTTTTTCTGTTGACGGTGGGGTGGGGTTACCGTAGAAGGGTGCCACGGCGCTGATGCCGGTTTTGACCTGATGGAGATCGAAATGTCGGAAATGTTCTACAACCTCATCCGCGACGACGTCGAATATGACGTCGTCATCGAATATGACTGCGAACTCAAGGAAAAGGGTTATGCAGGCACCTACTACGACCCGCCGATGGCGGACGAGTATGAGTGCGAAATCGTGGACATCGAGCTGTATCGCTACGGCGAAGATGTCCCGCCGTTGACCGACGCCGAAAAGGCACAGATTAAGGCATGGTTTGAACTGAACCACGATGAAGCCGTCGATTGGGCCATAGCGTAGGGGCTTCGGCCCCTGCAAAAATATCTGAAAAATATCTGTTGACACCCCCGACGACCTATCATAAAACATTCCTACCGGCGCAAGACCGGCAACCTGATGGAGATTGACATGACGAACGCTTCTAACCGCACCCTCGCCGACCGCTACGCCGCTGCCAAGGCGGCTGAGGCAGAAGCCGCCAAGCTGGTTTCGGCTCTGAAGGCCGAGATCGAGGCAACCGGCCTCGAACGCCTGGAAGGCGACGACTGCGATGTCGTCATCGACCTGCGCGAGCGTAAGGGATCTTTGGACGAAAAGGCGCTGCTGCGCCTGATCACGCCAGACGAACTGGCGGCGTGCCGCAACAAAGCGACGGTCTATACCGCGCTCAATATCAAGGCCAAGGTCAAGGGGGCGTAAGCCCCCAAACCTTTATCTATAGGAGATCATCATGATTAAAAGAGACGTCGTTCTCATGCTCGACCTGCTCAAGCGCACCCCGCGCTTGACCTACACCGAGATCGCCCGGAAGACGAACATCAGCCTGTCGCAGGTCGCCACCTGCGGCAAAGTCTTTGCCTTCCTCGACATGATACCGTCGCGGACAGGATCAGCACCGCCGTCGGCATACGCCGATGCTGTGCGCGATCCTACGACTCAGCAAATCAAACGCTGGAAGCGGGTCGAGAAGGCCCGCAATACCGGCACTACCTGGGATGAGATCGCCGACCGGGAGGGCTGCTCCAAGGCAGCTATCGTCGGCTTCCACCGCCGTTATCGGGAGAAACTGTCATGATACTGGCTATCAAAGGCTGGCTGATTGCCATAGTCCTGATGATAAATGCCTTCGCCTTAGTCTGGGCAGCCTCTTTTGCTTGGGCGTGCGGCGCGCATGGATTTAGCTACGGGTTCATCAGCCTATCTGCGTCGATGTTCCTGCTGCTTGTATTTCTCTGACACTATGGACAACAACATAGAACACCTCTACACTCACGGCGTTTCCTCTTGTTGATCTCCAAACTACCCCGTCAGCAGCCGCTGGCGGGGGTTTTTTCGACGCATGATTGACATCACCCGGCACAACAGATCATCCTGTCGGCTTCTGAGTTAGAGGAAACAAATGTCTTATATTCTCGGTGTTGATCCCGGCCTCAGCGGCGCTTTGGCTTTCTACAGCCCTACCACCCTTGTCACATACGACATGCCGGTCGTGGATGGCGGCGTCGATGCTGCCGAACTGACGCGGCTAATCCGTAGCATGGATGTCTCCTGCGCGGTCGTCGAACGGGTCCATTCCATGCCAAAGCAGGGCGTGTCTTCGACCTTCACCTTCGGATACTCTGCCGGCGTCCTGCGCGGTGTCATCGTCGCCTTGGGCATTCCACTGCATCTGGTATCGCCGACGGTGTGGAAGCGCCATTATCGGCTTGGTGCCGATAAAGAGGCCAGCCGCGCCCTGGCTATCCATCTGTGGCCTACGTCGGCTGATTTCCGGCGCAAGAAGGACCATGGCCGTGCGGAAGCGGCGCTGATGGCGAAATACGGGGCTGAGGTCGTCCGCCAATAACACCGAATAGGTGACACATGATTGATTTTGATCCTGATTTCGCGGGCGGTGGGGATTACATCCGGCTGTATCGCAGCTTGGGCTGGCAGGTCGTCCCCGCCAATCACCCATCCAACGGCAGCAACTGGAAACGCCCCAGCATCGCCTGGAAGGCGAATCAAAGCACCCTGGCCGACGAGGATACCCTCGAAGGCTGGTTTCGCGGCAGATCGACCGATCAGCTTGGGATCATCACTGGCGCTGCGTCCGGTGGGCTGTTCGTGATCGACCTCGATACACACAAAACACACGCGGCATCGGACTGGTGGCAGGCCCTGCTGACCGACCACGACGTCATGATGCTTGACACGCCTATGCAAGTGACCGGCGGCGGTGGGTGGCAGATATTCCTGCGCGCCCCTGCTAGCTGGATGCCGCCGACGAACAAGACATCCATCGGCGTCGATATACGGGGGCAAGGCGGGTTCGTCATGGCACCGCCAAGCAGCCACGAGAGCGGCAAACGCTACGACTGGAAGCCTGGGTGCGGGCCGTGGGAAAAGCCCGTCATGGAAGCCCCCAGATGGCTCTGTGACGCCATCGACAAGCTAGTCCGGGAGCATGGCGGCGGCAGCACCACAGGGCCAGCAGAACGCCAGCCTGGGCCAAATAACCCCGACGGCGGCATCCTGCGAAATACGCTGACTGACGAAGTTGTCGATGGTCGCGAAACCTATATGACCCGCATCGTGTGGGCAGCTTTGGTCAATGCCTACCGCGAATCGCCGATCATGTCGGATGCGTTGGCAAAGACCTTCATGATGAAGGCTTTTGAAACTTACGTCCGAAACGTCAAATCTCGCATGTACGAACCCAGCACGCCAAAGCATTTCCTGTTGGAGCGGGAAGGTCGCGGCATCACAATGTTCCGCGAAAAGTGGGATCATGCCTATGCCAAGTGGGATCATGAGGTTCGTGAGGCTGCCGAAAAAGCACCACCCCAGAAGCCAGAACCGCCTAAGGACCGCGTCAAGGCCGGTGATAGCGGCTCTAGCACCACCGACGACGGCGAGCCTGACGAACCTACCGGCAAAGAGCAAAATACCGGCTTTGAGGAAGATTTTGAACCCCAGCGCGGTCTAACGCCGACACCCTTATTCTCATACGATCAAAGCAAAATACCTCCACGCCAATGGGTTTATGGCCGGGAAACAATCCTCAAATTCGTTTCCCTGCTTGGATCGCCGGGCGGCGTCGGTAAGACGGCCAAGTCGATGGTAGACGCATTTAGCGTCGCTTTGGGCTACTCGCTGATCGAACGCACCATTAAATCATTCTACGAAGCCGTTCATACATCTGGTGCTGTCTGGATTTTCAACGGCGAAGATCCCATCGACGAGATGCTTCGCCGGGTTGCCGGCATCACGCGGCATTACCGTCTTACACCCGCCGACTTCAAGCACCCAATCTACCTCGACAGCGGTCGTAACCAGCCCATCATCATCACGCAACGCACCGACGGCGGCTTGATAGCGTCGCCCATCGTCGATGAGTTAGTCGCGGCGCTGATTGCCAAGAACATCAAGCTACTTGTCGTTGACCCTTTCGCGCATACCCATACCGCCGAGGAAAACCGCAACGAAGAAATGGTCAAGGTCATGGCGCTTTGGTCCCAGGTTGCCGATCAAGCAAACTGCGCCATCCAGCTGGTCCATCATTTCCGCAAAGGCGGCACGTCCGGCGATGGCGAGTCTTTCCGTGGCGCATCTGCTCTACAAGGCGCCGCTCGCGTCATGACGACACTATCAGCCATGTCAGAAGAGGATGCGGCCAAGTTAGGCATCAAGAGCGAGGATCGACGCACTTACATCAGATCAGACAATGCCAAAGCCAACATGGCACCCCCCGCCGATCACGCGCATTGGTTCCAGCTTGTCAGCGTCTGCCTCGACAACGCCACCGACGATTACCCTGCTGATTACGTCCAGGTCGTCGATGCCTGGGATCCACCCGGCTTGTTCGATGGTGTTTCCGATCCCCTGACCGCCAAAATGCTGGAGCAGATCGAGGCGGGTATGCCCGGCGAAAAGGAAAAAATTCGCTATATCCTAAGGGGGCGTGCCGACTCGAAAGTTTGGGCCGGTGATGTCATTATCGACCACATTATGCCGCCCGACGGTGACCGTAAGAACTACAGAAGTAGGGCGCAAAGTATGCTCGATCTTTGGAAGAAAGATGGATTTATTTTTGAGAAAATGTATCCCGGCAAGGACCGTTCAGAGCGGTTACATGTCTTCGTTGACACGCAAAAGTTAGCGGATTTTAAGCGCCAGAGCGCCTATGCTCCGCAATCAGAGGAAGAGTAGATTTTGCTGACTACAACCTTAAAAGTGGGTTTGAAGTCAGCAACAAGTCAGCAAAACGGTCTGCTGACTTCAAAACCCCCACTAGTGCAAGTTGCAGTCAGCAACCTGCTGACTTGCCTCCGCCGGAGGCTGCACAAGTCAGCATTGCACGAGTGGGGGAAGGGGATCGCGCTAGCAGTCTGCTAGTTGGCATAATGGTACAGGAGAAAAAACAAATGGCGAAGAAACCGATAAACAAATCACCCCCCAACCCACCGGCATCATCGGCTGGTTGGATGAACCGTGGCCCCGATGTATACCTCACCGGCAGGTCGCATCTGGACGCTGTTGACGCCCTGGCGACGGAGATGGAACGGCGGTGGGGGATCGGTAGGTTGCGGCTGCTGGTTGATGCTGACCTGCGCGAGAAGTTCGACCGGCAAAGGAAATTATTCTACGACGCCGTGCGCGAGGGCGACAGTGAGGTGCTGGAGCGCGAGTGTAAGCGTATGTCAGCCGCATGGCGGCGTCTGGATCAGGTCGCAGCCGAAGCCGGTCACAAGCACCTCGATCCCGAGGTCTGGGAGACACACGACCCGGCTACCGGCGAAGTGATACTCATCTGCCGGGACAATATCGACGCGGCGCACGTCGTGCGATCAGGTCGAGCGTCGGTGGTCTACAGTTTGGCAGAGATCGGTCTTATCCTGTCCAAGTATGCCGAGGTCATCGACATCAAGCGCGCCTTTCCTGGCGCAACCGTCAAGCCCATGGGACGCGAACGCGCCGACCCAGTCGTCATTGTGACCGGATCGGCGTTGCCGTGCGATGATGATGGGTTAGACGACGAAGTGCCATTTTAGGATGTTTCCCAAAATGTTTTTCCCTGCTATCCTGCGCCCGGCGTCATGCCAAAAGGAGATTGATATGACTGAGGGACACAATAGCGGCGTTGCCGTCGAACGCCTGAAATCCATCATCCAATGTATCGAGCGGCTGGAAGACGAACGGCGCACCCTGGCGTCCGACATCAAGGACGTTTACACCGAAGCGAAGTCTGCCGGGTTCGACGTCAAAGCAATCCGCGCTTTGCTCGCCGAGCGTCGTAAGCCGGACGAGGCCGAAGAGCAAAATGCCATGCTCGCAATCTACCGCGATGCGCTGGCTGGATGGGATAGTACGCCGCTGTCGAAATACGCCTCTGAGGATCGTTCATGACTAAACGCAAGGCAACCAGCGAACAAAGACAGGAAACAGCCGCATTGCTCGCTGCCGGTGCGATTGTCGCCCAATCTTTGTATGGTTGTGACGCAAAATCTCAGGACGAGTTTTGGATCATCTTCCGACGCGGCGTCGAAAGCATCCTGCAAGTGATGGGTAACGAAGACCTGCAACGCCTCGCCGCAATCGAACCCGCAGGTGAGGCTTAGTGTTTGAAAACAACAGGAAATCGCCTATATGTTGGGCGGTTTCCTGTATTGATCGGAGGTTAAAGTGGCGGGCCGTAAAGTAAAGAAAGGCATTACCGCTGATTGGGATGAGTTGTTGCCAAAGAAAGGCAAACCCAAAAGAGAATTAAATCCATATAACGAAGAACAGGCGCAGTATGTTCTGACGCAAATGAGCGTTTATGGTCGGTCTTTACTTTCGATTTGTCAGGACGAAGAAGCGCCGCCAAGAGAAAGTTTTTATCGTTGGATGCGCGACAACCCCGTTTTGTCGGCTCAATATGCGCGTGCGCGAGAAGATCTTGGCGACCACGCAGCCGACGAGATCGCCGAATTGGCGCGCACTGTCACGCCCGAGTCGGCGTCTGCGGATCGCGTTAAGCTGGATGCGCTGAAGTGGCGGGCAGAACGGTTGAAGGCGCGCAGCTACTCGCCGACGGCGCGTGTGGAGGCGACAGGCAAGGATGGTGGACCGATCCTGACCGAGCAGGTTAAGACCATCGACGCGACTGCGCTTGATGCTGATGCGCGTGATGCTCTAAAGCAGGCACTGTTGGCGGTGAAGAACCAAGCGGATTAAAGACATGGAAAACAATAACTGGATTACCGTCCCGAGCGTTTTTGTAGAACTGGGTTTTGAGCCGATCCCGGCGGACACATGGGTTGCCGGGGCAATGGTTCGCGAAGCTTATCGCAAGGTGGTCGGTAATTACCCTGTCAAGTCTTTACGCCATAAAACCAATGGGCCTGGGTCGCATTGTTTTGCAGTCTATCCGCCGGAATTTAGACAAATTGTTGGAAACCGCGATGAAATGAAGCTGCTGAAAGCATCGGCATGACCAATCTCCCTTACGACCCCGGCGATGCTGTCATCGAGCGCGAGCATGCGGTTATCGCCGTATGTCGCGCTCTGTCGCACCGGATGGTCGATGATTACGATCGCGCCGTGCTGCTGCGGTTTGCCGACGACGCCGAGATGCTTGTCAAGATCATGCAGCGCGTGCGTCAACTGACGACGTTGGGCATGAGCAAGCAAGAGGCGTTAGAAACCGCGCAGAAGGAAAGGAAGGATTGATATGACGACGCTCGGCCCCCTCGCTTACGACGAAGCCCGCATGGCCCTCGATCCCGACGGCCCTGTGGGCGTGTCAGGTTCGCTGCACATAACCTCGATCCGTTCACCCAGCCTCGATGACCGCGTTGCGGTCCTGGAGGCCGACGTTGCCCGCCTGCGCCGGTTGCTGATGGACTGCATGCCGACGCCGCAGGCTGCCGTGCAGTGGCACGAGGAGGTCAATAAATGATTGATCCCATCGACATGCCATCCAAACGCGAAAGCATCCTGCGAAACGCCATCGAACTGACGACGCAGACGAGGGACAAGGTATATGGCCCGCCCGAGCGCAACATGGCGTGCTTTGCCCGTCTAGTGAACGGTTATTTAGACTTCAGCGGCTATCGTTTAACAGCGCACGACGCTGCGATGATTATGGTGCTCTCAAAGGTCGCCCGAATCGCCGCTGGTTCCGGGTTTCACGAAGACAATTATACCGACGGCGCGGCTTATCTTGCTATTGCCGCCGAGGTGCATGAGAAGGTTAAGGCATGATCCGCACAATACCGATCCACGTCAAACGTCTGCCGCACGCTGCCACGCTGCCGCTGCCGTCCTACGCGACCGTTGGCGCGTCCGGCGTCGATCTGCTGGCTGCTGTAGAAAGAGACATCGTGCTTTATTCGTATGACCGGCGCGTCATACCGACCGGCATCGCCGTCGCCGTTCCGTCCGGCTACGAGTTACAAATCCGTCCTCGATCCGGGTTGGCTGCCAAGCACGGTGTCACCGTCATCAACACGCCCGGCACTATCGACGCTGACTACCGTGGCGAGATCCACGTCGTCCTCGTCAACCATGGCGATACTCATTTCATCATCACCCGTGGCATGCGGATCGCCCAGGCGGTTCTTTGTCCTATTGTCCAAATCGACTGGCAGCCGGTCGTCGAACTGCCTGACACCGGTCGTGGCGGCGGTGGCTTCGGTAGCACGGGCGTCTGATGCTCATCCGTCTCGGCGCTGATCTGATTGACCGGGACGAGGCGCTGCTGGAGATCGAGCGGTGCGAACTGGAAGCGTCGCTATACGACTTTACCGTCGCCGCATGGCCGACTATCGACAGCGCCCCCTTTGCTCATGGCGGCTACGCCCTACAGGCTATATGCGAGCATTTAGAGGCGTGTTGCGACGGTTATATCCCCAACCTGCTCATCAACGTGCCGCCGCGCTTTAGCAAGTCAACCATTTGCGGTGTTATGTTCCCGGCTTGGGTCTGGACGCAGCGCGCTAACACGCCGCTTGCCGGCCCAGGCGCGCAGTTCCTGCACGCTGGTTATGCAATGGCGTTGTCTTTGCAGGACTCAGTAAAATGCCGCACATTACTTCAATCTGACTGGTATCAGAAAAGATGGGGCGACCGATTCCAGTTAGTTGGCGACATGAATACTAAGACTAGATTTCAAAACAACAAGAACGGCATACGAAATACTGTGTCGGTCGGCGGCGCGACGACGGGCTTGGGCGGCAATTACCTCATCGGCGACGATCTCAACAACAGCGCCGAGGCGAACAGCGAAGCCATCATCAACAGCACCATCGAGTGGTGGGACATGGCTTGGTATAACCGCCTCAATAACTCTAAGCCGGGCCATGGCTGCCGCATCGTCATCGCCCAGCGTTTAAGCGAACTAGACATCAGCGGGCATGTTCTTGAGAAAGGCGTCGGCGATTGGCAGCACCTTTGCCTGCCGATGCGCTACGAACCAGAGCGATCCTTTCACACGACCCTGGTCCCTGCCCATTTGACCGAAGACAACCAGCCGGTAAAGTGGTCCGACCCCCGCACCGTGCCGGGTGAACTGCTCTGGCCCGAGCGGTTCGATGAAGAGCAGGTTCGGCTGTTGGAAAAGACGCTCGGTCCCTGGGGCGCTGCCGGCCAGCTACAGCAGCGTCCTGAACCGGCGGGCGGCGGTATCATCAAGCGCGAATGGTGGCAGACCTGGATCGACGAAGCCTTCCCGCCGTTCCACTTCATTGTCGCCAGCCTCGACACCGCCTACGGGTTGAAAGAAGAAAACGACTACAGCGCGCTGACCGTTTGGGGCGTGTTCTACGGCACCAGCGAGATACGCTCGACCCGGCACGTCAACAGATACGGCAAGCAGAGCGTCATCCAGCCGGGCGAAGTTGACGACATCGACGGTCTGCCCCGCGTCATGCTGATGACCGCCTTCCAGGACCGACTGGAATTGCACAACCTCGTCACCAAGGTCGGCGATACCTGCCGGAGGCTGAAGGTTGACCGGTTGCTGATCGAGAACAAAGCCAGCGGCATCAGTGTCGCGCAGGAAATACGCCGCATCTACGGTCATGAGGAGTTCGCCGTTCAGCTTGTCGATCCGCGTGGGCAGGACAAGCTGGCGCGGCTGTATTCGGTGCAGCACCTGTTCGCCGAGGAGATGATCTATGCGCCCGACCGTGCTTGGGCGGACATGGTTATCACGCAGGTTGGCCAGTTTCCTAAGGGGCGGAATGATGATTTGTGCCTTGTTGGTGATACTTTGATCACCATGGCAGATGGAACTACTAAACGCATAGATGAAATCATGGTTGGAGATATGGTGGCAACCCCAGTTGGACCATGCCTAGTCTCTGCGGCTGCCATGACTGGCGTTCGCGAGGTATGGCAAATTAATTTTACGGGAGGAACTTTAACAGGAACCGCAAATCATCCTGTATGGGCCAATAATCAATGGAAACCGCTTGCTTCATTGTGTCCATCTGATACACTATGGACATTGTATCCATTTAGCGGGAGCGGTTCATGGTTTTCCAACCTAAAGAAGGCGTTATTGTTGAAGTTGTTAAATTTAATGGGGTTAAATACCGTCGATACCCAAATTCAACCAATCCGGCCCATAGAAGATACTTTGCCAGAGCCGGTCATAGATTGCACCGTGACGTTTGGATCTTTTTCAAAGGCCCAATTCCAAAGGGTTATCAAATCCATCACATTGATGGCAACACCGGGAATAATGACATTTCAAACCTTGAATGCATGCCATTCAAGGAACATCGCGCAAAACATGCCGATGAATACAGCGCAAGAGGTAAATCAGAAAAACGATTATCTCATCTTGCATCAATTCGTGAAAAAACTAAAGAATGGCATAGAAGTGATGAAGGCCGCGCTTGGCACAGACAAAATGCATACACATCAATGCGAGCGGAAGGTGCGCCAAAACCTTACAGCAAAAGCCATTATACCGGGATTTGTGAGTGGTGCGGTTCGTTTTTTGAAGCAAAAAGTCCAAAAAAAACAATGTGTTCGATACAATGCGTTGACAGAAAATCAAAATTTGTGTGTGGTAAAATCCATAACGCCCACCCATACTATGCGTCCCGTTTACAACCTGACGGTTGATGGCGAACATTGTTATTTTGCTAATGGCGTCCTCACGCATAATTGCGACACTGTCAGCATGGCGTTACGACATATGCGCGAGGTCGGCCTGCTGACCCGGTCGGCGGAGCGTATGGCTGAGGTTGAAGACGCTACGAGGTTTAAGGGCAACAAGCCCCTGCAACCGCTATATCCCGTGTGATGGAGCCAATGAAATGTTCATAAGGGCCGACGCAACCGTTGATGAAATCAAGGATGTTACTTTGAACGGTAAGCGGGTATTTGAAGTGACTGTCTCATGTCCTGACAATGCCAAGTGGATTGAAACCTATACTTTACCGGCAGAAGATGATACTGCTGCGGCCCAAGCGGCGATTGACCGCTTTGTTGAGCATTACGCCGCACAGGAATAGCCATGCCCCTCGTCCCCGGCCTATCTTCTAACGTCAGGGTGGCGGAACCTCCGCCAGCTGATATGCCGGAAGGCATCGAAGTGGTGGTGGATGGGCAGGACGACGGCAACGACACGCCCGAGTATGACGACAAGGGCAACGTGCTGCGGATCGAGCATCCTGATGGTTCGATCACCGTCAGCCTCAACGGATCACCCGTTCAGAAGGCCGACAAAGGCCCTACAGGCTGGTTTGACAATCTGGTCGATGAAATAGACGAGATGGAGTTAAACCGCATCAGCGCCGATCTGATGCGCGGTATTGAGGACGACATCAAGAGCCGACAGAAGTGGATCGAGGATCGCGCCCAGGGTATCAAGCTGCTCGGCCTTGAAATTGAAATCCCCAATCTTGCCGGTGCGTCCGATGGGGCGCCGGTCGAGGGTATGAGCCGGGTGCGGCACCCGCTGCTGTTAGAGGCGGTGCTGCGGTTCCAGGCCAATGCGCGTAGCGAGATGCTGCCGACCGATGGCCCGGTTAAAATCCGCGACGATAGCAATGGCGACACCATGCAGGAGGATCGTCTGGCCGACGCGCTAGAGCGCGACCTGAACCATTTTCTGACGGCGGTGGCGACCGAGTATTACCCCGACACCGACAAGATGCTGTTCATGCTGGGCTTCGGCGGCACGGCGTTTAAGAAAGTCTATTTCTGCCCGCTGCGGAACAGGCCGGTCAGCGAGAGCGTCGATGCCAACGACCTGATCGTGTCCAATCAGGCGACCGATCTGATGAACGCTCGCCGGGTGACGCATCGGACGATGATGAAGCCTAGCACGGTGCGCCGGTTGCAGATCCTGGGCGTCTACAAGGATACCGACCTGCCACGCGCCGACATGCCCAAGCTGGATGCAGTGCGTGAGGAGGAAAACAGCCAGCAGGGTATTTCTGTTGATGCCGGCGATCCCGACGACCGCGACCGCGAAATCTACGAATGCTACTGTGAGTTAAATATATCTGGGTTTGAACACAAGTATAAGGGGAAGGACAGTGGCCTGGAAGTCCCGTATCGTGTCACGATTGATGTCTCATCTAAGCAGATATTGTCGATTGTTAGGAATTATGATGAGGATGATAAAGAACTTCCTAGTGCCAGAGCCAACTTTGTTAAGTATACTTTTGTTCCCGGTCTGGGCTTCTACGATATTGGTCTTCTTCATATTCTTGGTAACACTACAAATGCTATCACTGCTGCTTGGCGCGAGTTGCTCGATGCTGGCATGTTTGCGTCGTTCCCTGGTTTCCTTATGGCTGACACTGGCGCTCGCCAGAATACGAACATATTCCGCGTTCCGCCGGGTGGTGGCGCGCTTGTCAAGACCGGAGGGATGCCTATTTCGCAAGCCATCATGCCCCTTCCATACAAGGAACCGTCCGGGGCGTTGATGAACCTTGTCGGCGACATGGCGCAGACGGGTATGCGGATTGGTGGGACAAGCGAGCAGCAAGTCGGTGAAGGGCGCGCTGATGCGCCGGTCGGCACGACGCTGGCGATGATCGAGCAAGCCACCAAGGTCATGAACGCGGTGCATAAGCGCATGCACGCCGCCCAGGCCGAGGAGTTTCAGTTGCTGGTGCGGGTGTTTCGTGAGCATCCCGAGAGTTTCTGGCAGCGCAATAAGAAGCCAGCTTATCAGTGGGATGAACAGACGTTCTTGGCTGCCTTGCAGAACTGCGAACTGACGCCGCAGGCCGATCCTAACACGTCGTCGCATGGTCAACGGTTGATGAAGCTGGCGGCGCTGAAGCAGCTACAGGCGGCGTCTCCGACGATGTATGACCCGATTGCCATAGATCAGGCGTGTATCCAAGCGATCGGCTTCAGCAACCCTGAGCAGTTCATGGCGCCGCCGCAAGCGCAGGGTCAGATGCCACCTGAATTGCAAAAACAGATGGCCGAGATGCAGGTTAAGAAGCAGGAGGCCGATGCGCGGACGTTGAAGGCGCAGGCCGAGGTTGCGAAGATGAAGGCCGAGACGGCGGTTATGCAAATGGATGCGACCAAGCCGGATCAGGGGCCGACGACGGTCGAGCAGGCCAAGGCGCAGGCGTCGTTGATGGACGCCCAAACGCGGCGTGAGCAGCTAAAGATCCATGCGGCGAAGGTGGCGTTCGATGATTCGAACAAGACCGAGGATCGTCAGTCTGATGAGAAGTTGCAGCTTCTTCAGATGGCGCGTGAGATATTGATCCACCCGGAGGCAGCGCCGATTGCTGCGCCGTTTGCCAAACAGGCTGAACAGAAATGAACGACGCACGCGAATTAAGATTGATTAGAGCCATTGAAAATTGGGTCAGAAATGAAATTGCCATTGTAGTTAATGGTCAAGTTATATTTGCCCCATTGTCTAATAAATTTTGCATTAAAAATAATATAACAAATGCGCGTTCTGATTATGAATTTAATGAATACAAAGGAAAAGGCTTTCAATCGCCTGAAGATGCTGCACGAGCATTTGTGGATTTAGTAACACAAGACTTGCTTGTTTTAACTGACCGTGCTTTTGGGACAGTAGTGTCACGAGTTCCTTGTGAAATTTATTTTCAAAAAGGGCTTTTAAGGGCAGGGTGGGCGTATTACGCTCGGTTGGCTATCGTCAATGTGCAAGATGATGAAGTCATCACATTCAATGGTGGCGATACCATTGAATGTGATGATTTCACCAAACAGGCTGAGGGGAAGTAGGCGATGGGCGGTGCGACACCGGGCATGGTGAACTATGGCGGTCTGTCTTCTCAGCAGACGCCGCAGGGTTATGGGTCGATGTCGTCGCCGCAGGGCTATAACGCCTGGATGCAGAACTTCCTTCAGAGCCTGTATTTGCCGCAACAGCAGCAGTGGCAGAACGCTAATGCCTTGATGGGTGGATATGGGCAGGGCGCGGGCGATCTGGTGGGTAGCTATAACCCGTATGCGGCGATCCCTGCCGGTGCCACTAGACAGGCACCTGCGCCTAACGTTGCCCCGGTATCAGCGCCGGTTGATGATCCATCCACAATGGTCGATCCCAATGCCGTGGCGATGTTAAGTGCGTCCGAAAGTGGCGCTGGGAATAAGCGCGGTGGTCGGGTGGGTCGTGCGCCGGGGGGGATGGCGGGCGATCCCCAGAAAGCCATCCGCCGTGCAACGATGGTTGCCAAGAGCATTGTTCGCGACGTTGGGCCGATACCGAGCCAGCCAGCCGCCCCTGCCGTTCACCCGGCGTCGATGGTGCCTGGGGTGCATGTGGCGTCTGAGCCGCAGCATTTCGCGGAAGGCGGTGATGTGGGCATACCGGCCTTTCACTCAACAAATGAACCGTTTGAAAATTATGATTGGCAACGACTGGGACAAACGACTCGCAAAAATATAACTGATGCAAATGATCCACATTCTTTTGGCATGGCATTGGCGTCTCTTGGGCCATGGGCAAATGAACGTGATTTATCAAAACAATTAGTTCAATCTCACGCAATGCCAGTCCGTATTGGAGGTAAAGGAAAACAATTTCGATCTTTGGAGGAGCGGCACTGTTGACCAAGCCCTCGCCCTCACCCGCCGGTATGCGAGGGGATGATGATTCCTTTGCATTTTCTCCCCGTTTGTCTTTATATCAAAGGCATCGCCAACTGCGGGGACGCCCGCTGGAGCAACATCCATGTCTGAACAAGCAAAGACTGCCCGCGCCGCTATGAAAGCAAAGGCGCACCGCCTTGCCGGCAAGACTGACCCGCATCAGAAGGTTGATGCGTCGTCTTGGACGCCCAGTGAGCCGGAAGCGGCCACGTCCCAGACCGGCATGCGTCCGGTTTCTCCGCGCCAGTATAAGCGCGGCGGTAAGGTTGTCGGCAAGCACGAAGGTGAGCATGCCAAGCATCACGCCGGTCGCAAGCCGCGCAAGGCTGGTGGCAAGGCGTTGACGCCGGACAACCTAATCAACCGCAACGTGAAGGAAGCCAACGAGCAGCGTCCTGGCACGAAGCACGTTGGTGGTATGAAGGCGGGTGGCCGGGCTAAGAAGATGGATGGTGGCCCGATGGCTGCGATGCCGCCAGCAATGGCGAACCCTCGCACGGCTGCGTTGGTGCGCGCTATGGCTGATGCCAAGATGCGTGGCGCGATGCCGGGTGGCATGCCGATGATGCGTAAGGAAGGTGGTCGCGCTGGTCATCCTGATGAGGCCGAAGATCGCGCCTTGGTCAAGAAGATGGTCAAGCACGGCGCGTTGACGGGTAAGAAGGATGGCGGTCGCACGCGCAAAGCGGGTGGCGGTTCATCAAGCAAGTATCCCGTTGATTGGGATAAGGTCCATTTGATGCCTGGGCCGGAAAAGCCCGATATTGCCGGGTATTATCATTTCCTTGCCACGGGCGAACAGCCTGAAGGCGATGGGCAGGTGCATCTAATGCCTGGGCCTGAGCAGCCGTTGCCTGTTCCTGGCCGCAAGCATGGCGGCAAGGCCGACGGCAAATGGATACAGGGCGCGATCAAGCACCCTGGCGCGCTGCACAAGGCGCTTCATGTGCCTGAGGGCGAGAAGATCCCGGCCAAGAAGCTAAAGAAGGCCGAGCATAGCAAGAACCCGCTGATGGCGAAGCGGGCGCATCTGGCTGAGACGCTGGGCAAAATGCACAAGAAAGCCGGTGGGTGCGTATCGGACGGCGAAATGCAAGGCACACGTCCGACCGGTGGCCGGTTGGCTCGTAAGGATGGCGGTCGTGCTAAGGGCAAGACGAACATCAACATCGTCATCAGCCCGCATGGTGCTGCTGGCGGTGCGCCGATGCAGCCGCCGATGGGTATGCCGCCTCGCCCGCCCGCGCAGCCGGTGCAGGTGCCTCCTACGCCGCCCGGTGGCATGCCTCCTGGCGGCATGATGCCCATGCCCATGCCAATGCCGATGCCTTCACCGGCAGCCCCGCCTCCGGCACCGATGGGTCGCAAGCGTGGTGGCCGCACCGTTTACCCCGACATGGAGTATGGCGCGGGTAGCGGCAAAGGCCGTTTGGAGAAAATCAAAGAATACGGCTAAACAATACGCTTGATTTATCAGTAAAAGGCCGGTAGCGTCCCCTCGCTGCCGGTCTTTTTTGTGAGAAATATGCTTACTCTTGACTTATATTTTGAGCGAGAACTTAAAAAACTTATCTTCATCCAAATAGAAGAATTTAAGGAACACTTGGCGTCTGGTAATGCAGAAAATTATCAAAGGACAGTTGGCATTATTGCCGGATTACGCAACTGCTTAGAATTATGCGACGAAGCAAATAGATTGGCAGCAAAATCCTACAGTTAATTGGAGTATACTATGCCTTACATGGAGATGGATCACAGTAAAGATCCACGCGACGAATTGAAAAAGGCCGTTGGCGACTTGTCTGGCGTCGAAATTTTCAACAACCAAATACTTGTTGCCGTTTATATTCGCCCTAATAAGACAAAGGGTGGCATTTATTTGGCTGATAGCACGCGGGATGAAGACAAGACGCAAGGCAAAGTTGGCCTAGTCTTGAAGAAAGGCCCGCAAGCTTTTGTTGACGAGACTAATTCTTGGTTTTCGGACATCGAGGTCAACGAAGGTGACTGGGTTTATTTCCGACCGAGCGAAGGTTGGAGCATCACCGTCAATAATGTCCTTTGTCGTATTCTGGATGACACGTTGGTGCGTGGTCGCGTCCAGAAACCCGATCATATTTGGTGAGGTTTGACATGGATAATGAAGAAATCACCTTAGAAGAGAAGATTGAGGAGCCGGTTGAGGTCGTCGTAGAAGAGACGCCAGCCCCACCGGCACCTGAACCAGAAGAAGATGTTCAGCAAACGCTTCTTCAACTTCGTAAGCAACTAGAAGATGCCAGAAATGCCCAGGCCCAGGCCGAGCAGGAGCGGTATCAGGCGCAACAACAGGCGTATCAAGCAAGAATTGAGACAAAGGATACTAACCTTCAGCTTGTCATTAACGCCATTCAGACGGTCAAAACAAACACCGACATCCTAGAAGGCCATTATGCCGAAGCGATGTCGGCTGGTGACTACAATCGAGCCGCCCAAATCCAACGCGAAATGGCAAATAACGAAGCCAAATTGCTTCAGTTGGAGAACGGCAAGGCTGCGATGGAGGAGGAAGCCAAGCGTCCTGCTGCGCCGCCGCCGCTAGACCCGGTTGAGGCGCTTGCATCGCAGCTAACGCCTCGATCTGCCGAATGGATACGCCGTCATCCGCAGTTTGTGCGCGACCAAAGGCTGTTTAAGCAGATGGAAGCGGCGCATACGTTGGCTGTAAGCCGTGGTATCCAGGCTGATACCGACGAATATTTCGCCGATGTTGAAGCGACGCTGCGGATTCAGCCTCCTAAACCAGCCGAACCGGAAGACCCGATGGAATATACGGCGAAAGTGACGCAACGGCGTGCTGCGCCGCCTGCTGCGCCGGTTTCTAGGGGCGAAAGCAGGTCTACGGTCGTCCGGTTGTCGTCGGAAGAGCGTGAAATCGCCCAAATGATGAAAATGACGCCCGAAGAATACGCGAAAAACAAAACCGCGCTGCAACGCGCCGGCAAAATAAAGTGAAAGGCTGACCATGAGCGATAATATGAGCCTGCGAAACCGTAGAAAGGCCCCCAGCGCCCTTGAAGCGGCCATGAATACTGAACCTGCGGCACTAGTAGAAGCCACTCCAGAGGCACCTACGCCCGTTCGAGAGGCTATGCGCCGACCGATGCGGGAGGAAGACCCTCGCGCCCGTGCTGCCAAGCGTGCGGCGGAAATTAGGGGGCATTTGGGTGGCGATTTGGATGAAGGCCCCGACAAGTTCTATGTCCCGGCGCATTACGTGCCGGATGGGTGGACGTATGAATGGAAGCGCAAGACCATCCTGAACCAAGAAGACCCGGCTTATCAGGTTGCCTTGGCTCGTAAGGGGTGGGAGCCGGTTCCGGCCAGCCGCCATTCCGAAATGATGCCATCGGGTGGTTCTTGGAACACCATCGAGCGTGATGGCATGGTCCTGATGGAACGACCGAAAGACATCACCGACGAAGCGCGGGATTTAGAGTTGCGTGCTGCCCGTCAACAGATGCGGCAGAAAGAAGCGCAACTGAACTCTGCGCCTGATGGACAGTTCGGCCGCAATCATCCGCAAGCAAAAGCAAGGATCAATAAAGGATACGAACCTATCCCGATCCCTGGCGACGAATAAAGTCTTTCATTTTGTCTTGCGGCATGTTAGTTGGCATGCCGTAGGACAGAATCCTTACTTCCCCCCGGCGTGGGAAGATGAGTTTTTCCTGGTTTCCAATCGCCCCGGTGCGCGATGTCGGAACCTCCTTTATGAAGGAGAACCGTCATGGCGAATACCAATGCGCCTTTCGGATTTTCACAGTATAGCGGCACCGGGTCTGCGCCGACCTATGAGCAGACGCAGCTTGCCATTTCCGCGACCAGCAGCACGAACCCGCAGATTTTCTATGGCGATCCGGTCGCACAGCTTTCTACCGGCACGATCTGCCAGCTTGGCACCAACAGCACGGTTGATGGACCGACTGCTGGCGCTGGTAACCTTGTCGGCGTCTTCGTCGGCTGCAAATACCTGAGCGTGTCGCAGAAGCGCACGACTTGGTCGAACTACTTCCCCGGCATCGGCGATGTTAACAGCGCGTCCACCAGCTACGTGACCGCGTATGTGATTACCGACCCGAACGCGCAGTTCGTCGTTCAGACCGCGAACAGCAACACGACGGCCACTGCGGTCGGCGTGTCGTCCATCGGTCAGAACATTGGCGTAGCGTATGCGGCTGGCACCGGCACCAACACCAACACCTTGGCGCCGACTTATACGTCGAACAACGGCCCTGGCAACATCGCCAACGGTCTGTCAACGGCGTATGCTGACCAGTATACCTTGACCACGCCGGGCGGCACTTCTGCCACCCTGCCGTTCCGTATCATCGCCCTTGCCAACTACACGCCTGACGGGTCCAACCCGCTTCAGACGATCAACGGCAACGATTACACCTCCGCATACAACCGCATCATTGTCGCGTTCAATAACGCTGCGATGAAGGTTGGCGTGACCGGCATCTAACAGGAGTAAGGACCAATGGCTGTTAATCTTTCAGCAATCAAGGATCTTCTCCTGCCCGGACTCCGGGGGGTGGAAGGCAAATACGAAATGATTCCAAGCCAATATGATAAGATCTTTACCAAACATGATTCGAAGTTGGCTTTGGAACGTACCGCCGAATTGCGCTTCCTGGGTCTCGCGCAGTTGAAGACTGAAGGTGGTCAGACCGCCTTCGACAACGGCGCTGGTGAGCGTTATGTCTACAACCAGGAACACACGGAAATCGGTCTTGGTTATGCCATCACCCGCAAGGCGGTGGACGATAACCTCTACAAGACCCAGTTCCATCCGTCGAACCTTGGCCTGATCGAGTCCTTCCAGCAGACCAAGGAAATTTACGGCGCGAACGTCCTGAACACTGCGACCACCTACAACGCCAACGTCGGCGGTGACGGTGTTGCGCTGTGCGCCTCCAACCACCCGATTGACGGTTCGACCGTTGCCAACATTCCTTCGACCCCGGTCGATCTGAACGAGGCGACGCTGCTGAACGGCATGATCTCGATCCGCACAAACTTCAAAGACCAAGCCGGTCTGAAGGTGTTTGCTCGCGGTCGTAAGCTGGTCATCCCGCCGCAGTTGGAGCCGGTTGCAATCCGCCTGCTGAAGACGGAACTGCGCCCTGGCACTGCCGACAACGACGTCAACGCCATCCTTACGACGGCGGGCGGTCTGTCCGAAGGCTACATGGTCAACGACTTCTTGACCTCGTCCTATGCTTGGTTCCTGCTGACCAACATCGACGGCCTGTCCTACATGGAGCGCGTTAAGTTCGAGACGGATATGCAAGTCGATTTCGTCTCTGATAATTTGTTGGTGAAAGCCTACGAACGTTATAGTTTTGGATACTACAATTGGCGTTCAATCTGGGGCAGTTTCCCGACTTCGTGATTGGGATCACTAGGAAAGGAGTAACCTCATGGCGACGCTAATCAACGATATTGTCCCCGGACAGTATCCGAACCCCAACGGTAGCCCGGTAACCCCGGCTACCGCCTTCACCGGGCCGCTGCTGGCTGGTAACGTGCTTGTTAGCGATGGCACGGGCAACCTTGCTGCCCTTGGGTCGTCGGTTGGAACGCAAAACCTTGGCTATGTGCAGGTGGCGCAGAGTAGCGTCATTACGCAAGCTAACGGTGCTGCGGACATCACGATCCCGGCGCAGAGCCAGATCACTGACATTTACCTGATGGTGACGTCGGTTTGGTCTGGTGCTGCGGCTACTCTGAACATTGGTGCGACTGCCGGCACGAACGCAGCGACTGCGTTTACGGCGGCTAACGCTGTCACCGCCAGTGCTTTGGGCCAGCTTACGATCCTTCCTGGCACTGGTGCCACGCAGATTGCAAACTGGGACAATGTCAGCAACTCGACCTTCCAGACTGGTGGTCCGACTGACATTCAGATCAAGGTGACTTCGGCTAACACTGGCACTGGCGTAGGCACCCTGACGGTGTTCTATATCCAGGGCATCAACAACGCTTCGTAGTAGGAGGCAGCAATGGCTCATCATTCCGCGCACCATGGTGCTCCCCACCACGGGCATCACACGAAAAAGCATCACGCTCATCATGGCGTTCACGAAGTGGCGCACCATGGCGTGCATGGCGCTCCTAAGGCTCGCAAGCACCGCAAGACTGGCGGTGAAGTGGAGAGTGACATGAAGGGTGTGAATGAGGCTGAAATGGACCTCAAGGACAAGCCGGAAGAATACAACCACAGCCGCGTTGAGAAAGAGGCTGAGGAGCGTAAGCACGGTGGCCGTGCGAAGCGCAAGCGCGGCGGTCATGTGATGCATCACCACATGGGTCATGTGAAGCATGTTGGCTCGGTGCATGGCGAGGCTGCCAAGCATCACGCTGGTCGTAAGCCGCGTAAGAGCGGTGGCCGTGCGACTTCTGACGCTAACCCGTTCACTTCTGCTCGTCATGGCACCCCGGCTAAGGGCCGTCATGTTGAGCCTGAGACGATGGGCTAAAGGCTGGGGGCTTCGGCCCCCATACTTTCTTGGAGGGCGTTATGGCTGGTGCTTGGACACGCCGTGAAGGTAAAAATCCTGAAGGCGGTTTAAACGCCAAGGGCCGCGCTTCTCTGAAGGCCGAAGGGCATAATATCAAGCCGCCGGTATCCCGCGAACAAGCGCAGCATAGTGAACTGGAAGCCGCTCGGCGTCGTTCTTTTTGTGCGCGGATGGAAGGTATGCGGAAGCATTTAGCTTCTGCCAAGACGGCGCATGATCCGAATAGTCGGATCAACAAATCTCTCCGTAAATGGGATTGCAACTAATGACCGGTGTAGTCAATCAGTCCATCACTCGGGTTGGGCGTTATGAGCCGTTTGAATTGCAGGTTTCGCGTGGTCAGATTTATGGTCACACGGCGGCAAACGTGTTTGGGTATGGCACGACACCGGCCACGGCCAATCTATTTCGCACCGTTTGGGAAAACATGTCTTCGACGGATTATGCGTTTCCTCCGTCGGCGATTACAATGAACCTTGTTAGCACGGTCAACACTGACACTGCCTCGATCTTGATTTCGGGGTTGGATGCTAACTACAACGCGATTTCTGAAGTATTGGTTCTTAATGGCACGACGAACGTGCCAACTGTAAACCAGTATTTCCGCATCAATAATATTTCGGTGTATGTGGGCAGTGCCACTAATCCTGCGGGCGTTATTACGCTGTCTAATACTGGCGGCACGGTCGTTTATGCCCAGATAAACACTGGCACCATCAATGGCGTGACGGCCAGCCTTGGCACGTCCCAGATGACTGTTTATACGGTTCCGGCGGGTAACACGTTGTATATGTATCGTTTTGGGGCATATTCGTCGTTCAACGGAAATACTGCTAACTATACGACATATCGCGCTGTGACTAACTCCTCGTCTGGTGTTCAGCGTGTTATTCTACAATCGCCGTTTAATACAAACTATGAAGTGCAACGGCATTTTCCCTTCGGTTACGCGGCGGGGACCGATATTCGGTGGCAGATTGCGCCTAGTAGCGCGACTGCGGCGGTGGTTAGCATCAACATCGGCGGTGTTTTGGTTCTCAATGACGGGACGCTGTAATGGCGACAACCAACACCTACAACTACAACCCTGCGCTTGGTGAGATTACGCTTTATGCGTTCAATCTTTGCGGCATTCGCAGCACGTCGCTAGTTCAAGAGCATTTTGAGTCTGCCGTTATGGCGGCAAACATGATGCTGATGAACTGGTCGAACCGTGGGGTGAATTTGTGGAAGGTAGAGTTGGTTACGACCCAGCTGGTTCAAGGCACGGCAACGTATACGGTAAACCCCAATATCGTCATGATTTTGGACACCTATATTACGACGGGCAGCGGATCAACGGCGATTGATCGTATTATTATGCCGGTCAGCCGCACTGAATATGCGTCCTACCCTAATAAAACGCAGCAAGGTTGGCCGACTACGTACTGGTTTGACCGGTTGCTTTCGCCGACGATTAGCTTGTGGCCGGTGCCGGACGGCAATGAGACATCTATGAGTTACTATGCCGTGCAGCAAATCGAAGACTCGGCCTTAGCGGGTGCTGCTAACGTCGATATTCCGCCGATCTGGATGGAAGCCTTTGCTTATGGTTTGGCATTGCGGTTGGCCCAGGTTTGGGCGCCGGACAAAGTGCCGTTGCTGAAGCCGTTTGCCGACGAGTCGTATACGGTTGCGGCGGAACAGAACGTAGAGCAGGCTCAATATTACGTCTCCCCGCAGATCCAAGGTTATTACAGGTAGGAGGCTTGAATGGCATGGGCCTCCCAGTCTGGTCGAGCAAGAGCAAGTTCTAAGAACCCCCGCGCATTTGGCGTCTGCGACCGGTGCGGGATTTGGTATAATCATGCCAAGCTGAAATGGCAGTTTGATTGGCGCGGCACGTCGCTTCAAAACCTTCGTATTCTGGTCTGTGATCGTTGTTATGATTTGCCGCAAGAGCAGTTGCGGGCGATTGTCGTGCCGCCTGATCCGACGCCGATCATCAATGCTCGCGTTGAATATTATCAGGCGGACGAGACTGATTACATGACGGTTGGGACAGGCACGACAGACCCGCTTACAGGCTTGCCTGTGCCATCTACGACCGTTCTGGATATGCAGGATGGCAGCGCGTTGAATACCCAGCCTGTAGGCAATCCTACGGGCTATACGCAGAACGCCCAGATGCCTTTGGTGATGGATACGCAGTGGGCGGTGAAGCTGCCGTTGTTGTCGGTGTCGTCGATTGGCACAACTGTTATCACGGTGACGTGTTCTTCGGCGCATGGTTTGGCGACAAACGCGCAGATTGGTGTGCAGGGCTTGTCGAACAATTTGGCTGATGGGGCGTATTCTATCACCGTGACAACGGCTACTGCTTTCACGTATATGACGAACACAGTAATACCGGCGGGTTCTTTGCTGACCGGCACGACAAACATGGTGACCATGAACATGGGTCTGCCGTATAATTACGTGCAGATACCGCAGACGGGACCGTAACAGATGGCGAATACAACGATCCCTAATTTGCCGGCGGCGGTTGGTTTGAATGGAACGGAGCAGATACCGGCTGTTCAGGCGGGGACTTCTGTTCGGGTAACGTCGCAGCAGATTGCTAATCTGGCGGTTCGTGTTGTTGGTCCGACGGGTGCGACTGGTCCGATTGGTCCGACTGGTGTTACGGGTGCGACTGGCCCGACTGGTGTTACAGGAGCAACGGGTGTAACCGGCGCTACTGGTGTTACAGGGGCAACCGGCGTTACCGGGGCTGGTGTTACCGGTGCCACGGGCGTTACAGGGGCGACGGGTATTACAGGCGCGACTGGTGCAACGGGTGTTACTGGCCAGACGGGTGCGACTGGTGTAACAGGTGTTACCGGGGCGACTGGTGCTACAGGTGTCACAGGTGCCACGGGGGCAACCGGTGTTACCGGCGCAACAGGTCCATCCACCATAACCGTCGGCACAACGCCGATTAGTGGTGGTGCAGCAAATACTCTACTCTATCAAAACGGCACTGTCGTTGGCGAACTGACGCTCGGCACAGGCGTCATTACCGCCCTTGGATCGGCGGTAAGCGGGTCTGGCGGCATTGCTCTAACAACCAACGCCATTCTTACGACGCCAACGCTGGGCGTAGCTACGGCGACTAGCGTCAACGGCCTAACAATCAGCACGACAACCGGCACTTTGGCGCTGGCAAATGGTAGCACGTTGGCGACCAGTGGCGCGTTTAACACGACACTCACAACGACCGGCACGACGTCGGTAACGCTGCCAACCACCGGCAATATGTTGAGCAGCGTTACGTCTGTCGCGGCGATTACCGGGACGCCCAGCAGTTCGACTTTTATCCGAGGAGACGGGACGTGGGCCACGCCAAGTAGCGGCGGCAACGTGTCGTCTTCCGGCACGCCGTCGAACGGGCAGATCGCGCAATGGACGGGCGTTTCCACGATCCAAGGACTTGCCACGACAGGTTCCGGTAACGCCGTATTGGCGAACGGCCCTGCGTTATCCGCCCCGACGTTTTCGACCAGTGCGACCGTGACGGCGGGCACAAACGCTCAAGGCCAAGGCGCGTTGACGAGCGATTATAACGTCATCACGACGACGGCGGCCAATCCGTCCGGCGTGACGTTACCCACAGCAACGACCGGACGCATTGTTTGGGTTTTCAATCGAGGAACCAACCCGGTAAACGTCTACCCGGCAAGCGGCGCGGCGATCGACGCTTTGGGCACAAATGCGGCGATCACGTTGCCGGTAAACGCTTGGCTTGAGTTTAAAGCCGCCAGCACGACGCTGTGGTATTCTTCGACCCTTCACCAGCCGACAATCTACGGCACTATAACCTTTGCGGCGGGACCATAATGGCAAACGTCTTTAACGCAACCACCACCACCGGGCTGCAACTGACGCCTGATAATTCGGGCGCAATCCAATTACAGACGAATAACGGCACGACGGCGATGACGATCAGCACCGCCCAAGCCGTGACGACGACGAACGCCATTAACATGGGATCATCGTTTCTGCGGAACCGGATCATCAATGGCGCGATGCAAATTGTCCAGAGAGGAACCAGCTTTACGTCTCCGGCCACAGGTTCTTATACCCTAGATCGCTGGATAAGCCTTTCATCAGGCACGGCTCCCGCAACTGTGGCTCAGGTCGCGGGGCCAACTGGTTATCAGTATGCTCTTCAGCTCACCGGCGCGGCAAGCAATACGTCTGCCGGTATCGCGCAGCGAATTGAGTCATATAACATCGCTGATCTTGCAAGCACAACTGTCACGCTGTCCGCGACCATCTTGGCCTCAACCAACCAAACAGTGCTATGGGCAGCGTATTATCCAAGCGCCACAGACAATTATACGTCTTCAACCCAGATCACCACTGGCACATTCAGCGTCACAACGTCAGCGCAGGTTTTTAACGCACAGATTGCGTTACCTTCCAACGTCGTAAATGGCCTGGAAATTAGATTTTACGCTAACAATAACAGCGCATTTACTTCTGGAACATTAACTATAACAGGCGTCCAACTTGAAGCCGGGTCTGTCGCCACGCCGTTTGAACGTAGGTTGTATGGGCCGGAATTATCAATGTGCCAGCGTTATTTTGTTGACGTGGCATTTAGCGGATCAAGTCCCGCTTATCAGATTGGCGGGTACAGCGGTGTTATCGGTAACATAACTGTGCCTACTCTTGTTTTGCCCGTCACAATGCGAGCGTTGCCGACTTTAGCTACTCGCAATATAACCTATTCCAACGGCGCTGGCTTAACGGTTGCATCCGTAAGCGCCCAAACAGTTACTAACTATTTTTCTTGGACCGCAATAGGTAACTCCTATGTCACCTTTAACTTAGCGGCTAATGCGGAGATATAATCATGCCCACTTACACAAACGCCCAATATGTCAACGGCTTTGGCGGCACCCCGCCTAACATCGGCATTAACGTGCAGATTAACGGTGTGCAGTCTTATGTCCCCTGCGACCCGGCAAACACCGATTATGCGAATATGATGATTTTGGTGTCTGAGGGTCAATTAACTATTGCACCGGCGGCATAATATGACAGCTATCCAGCAATCAGGCACGATCACGCGCAACCACCTCCTGACGTGGGCGGCGCCGGGTGTCGTGCAGGACGCTGGATCGTCCGCTTTGGAAAAGGTGTCAGATTGATGTTTACCCTCGATGAACTCCAACAAATCCTCAACATCGTGGCGACCCGCCCCTACAGCGAGGTTTATCTGCTGATCCCGCGCATCCAAGAGGTTGCGGCGCCATTGGTTGCCGCGCAGCAAAACGACGCGGTCCCTGACATCAACAGCGGTAAGGCGGCATAACCATGGACACACAGACGGCGATCAACCTCATAGGCGGCGCAATACTCGCCGTCATCGGCTGGTTTGCTCGCCGTCTGTACGAAGCGACGGAAAACCTCCGGCGCGACATCCATGAGATCGAGAAGGATCTTCCGATCAGCTACGTCCGCAAAGAAGACTTCGACAAGCGGATGGACCGCATCGAGCATATGCTTGAGAAAATTTTCGAAAAGCTAGAAGGCAAAGTCGACCGTTAATTTAGGGGACGATTATGGCGATGACCCGGCTGTCGCAAGAACGAATGCAACAGGCGGTGGATTCTGTCGTCGCCAAAGGGTCAATAGTTCAAGCGGCCAAATTCCTAAAACTGCCATATGAAACCCTGCGGAGCCGGTATTATACGGCAAAGGCGATGGGTTTAACACCTTCTGGCGATTTGTCTTCCATTGAGAAACCTAACGACTGGCAAGAGGCTGAACCGGCCTTTGAATATCCCGATTTGCCATCGCCAGAGCCGACTTACGCCGAACTGAAGGCAAGGGCGGTCGAGGATTTCAACCGCACACACGCCCACCGTGAAGCGGCTAAGCTGATTAAGATCAAGGTGCGGATAGACGGGCCTTACGGCATTATGACAATGGGCGACCCGCATGTTGATGACAATGGCACCGATTGGCCCTTGCTCGACCGGCACACCCAGCTAATCAAACGAACGCCGGGTTTGTTCGGTGCGAATGTGGGCGACATCACGAATAACTGGATCGGACGCTTATCTAGGCTTTACGGCCAGCAGAACATGAGCCGCAGCCGGGCGCTTATCCTGGCGGAAGGTTGGCTGCGTGAGGTTCGTTGGCTGTGGATAGACCCAGGCAATCACGATCTTTGGTCCGGCGCTGATGATCCCGTGCGATGGATCGCAAAATTGTCTGGGTTCCACTACAAGTGGCAGGGATCGAGGCTTGAACTGGTATCGCCTAATGGATCTTCTGTCATTGTCAATAGCCGCCACGATCATCCTGGCCATAGCATGTATCACCCGACGCATGGACCGTTAAAGTCGGCGATCTGGGATAGCTATCACGATGACGTTTATACGTGCGGGCATATCCATTCTGGTGGCTATATTCTGAAGGCGCACCCCAATGGGAAGCTATCGCATTGCTTGCGATTGTCGGCGTATAAGGTTTATGACTCGCACAAGGACGAAAAGGGGTTCCTTGATGCTCATTTGCCGGCGGCACTGTTCATCATAAATCCTTCTGCCAAAGAACAGCGAAATCGTATTATGTTCTTTCATGATGTTGAAGAAGGGGCAGCAGTGTTGACCGATATGAGAAAGAGGCTGAAATGAGCAACGCGATTGCTACCGCGACAGCATTTATCGCTGATAGGGAAGGCTTTCGGTCTGTTCCTTACCGTGATCAGGCGGGTGTGTGGACGATAGGTTATGGGTTCACTTACATGCCTGACGGTAGCAAAGTTGGCCCAGATACCCCGTCAATGAGCCAGCAGGACGCTATGGAGCGGCTTGGGGGCATGGTTAAGCAGGTATCTGATGCTGTGTCTGTCATGGTCGCAGTGCCATTGACGGGCAACCAGATGGCTGCGTTGACCAGCTTTGCGTTTAATGTCGGCACGCATGCCCTTCGCACGTCTAACTTGCTGGCAATGGTAAATCGAAGCGATTTTGAGGATGCCGCAAAGCAGTTTGGTGCTTGGGTATATGCTGGCGGCAAGATGGATCACGGGCTTGTAAACCGCCGCAAGTTAGAGGCAGAACTGTTTATGACGCCCGATGACGTTGTTCGTAGTCCTGAGAAGACTGCCGATGACCTAAACGCAGCTGAACTTAACCACCTGGAGCAACCCTAATGGATCTATCTGTTATCCTGTCGCTGGTCCCAGCGCAGTATGCCGTTTACGCTGCCGCAGTCTGCGGCGTCTGCGCGGCAGTGGCTACCGTTCTGCCGCCTCCTGCTATGCCGGCAAGCGGTGCTTATCCGGTTTTCTACCATATCGTTAACTTCTTTGCCGCGAACGTGGGCAAGGCGAAGAACGCTAATGCGCCGGTCATTCCGGCTATCCCGACCCCGAACAATGGAGCGAATACATGATCCGCCGCATTGCTTTAGTCGGCACCGTCCTGGCGCTGGCGGCTTGCTCAAACACGCAGACGGCAACCTCGATAGCAGCCCTAGAAAGCGCGTTGACGGCTGCTGATGATGCTGCCCTGGGGTATCTTCAGTTACCGGTCTGCACCGGCTCCAACGGGCCTGTATGCGGTAATGCGACCGTGCGGGGCCAGATCAAAGAGGCTGCTGCTGTTGCTTACGCTGCCATCAAGGCCGCTGAAAAGGCCAATGCTGCTGGGCAGCCTGTTGACCTGACCGTTGCCACGGCTTCCTTGACTGCGTTCCAGGCGGTTGTCGCATCTGCCACGAAAGGATTGTAATATGCCGATTACCACGATTGTCGCGCTGATCCAGGCGCTGATGCAATTTGCCCCGCAGGTGCCAGAATTGATTACGGCGGCTGAAACGGCGATTAGTTTGCTGAAAAGCGGCACCGCGCCGACCGCTGCCCAACAGGCACAGATCGACGCGGCGCTTGATGCGGCGAACGCTGCGGTGCAGAACGCTTAGGCGACTTCCTCGCACCATGTGGGGCGTTGGAACACGACCTTGTAGTGTTCCTCGCACCATGATTTGCCCTGTATGCTGGGCTTCTTGCACCAGTAAATTTCCTTCGCCCTAGGGCTGTTGTAAATCCATTGGCATGTGCGTTTCGTCGATAGCTTCGGCGGATCTTTGGGGCGCAGTTCTGGTTGTTGATTGGGCGGCGTAAACTGCATGACGTTGTCATTGTCGCTGGGTAGCGGCGGCAGTGTTTTTGCGTCGCTAGGGAGCGGCGGCAGCGTTTTCGCCCATTCAGGCAGGACGACGGGCTTAACATTATCCGGCTTTTTGCCCTGTTTAATAGGGCTGGCGCGTGGTGTTAAGTGTAAACGGTGCGCCTTCCCAATAACCGAATTTTTGCTGATTTTGAGTATGTTCGCTATTTGCCGAGTTGTAAGGCCCAAGTTCCAAAGTTCCTTTAGCTTGTTGATTTGATCGACCGCCCATGGCGCGTTGGTCGGTTTTTTATTCGTTATTTTCATCCGAGATTACCATCCAAAACAGTGTTAGCAGTGTCATTAGGATCAAGGCGGTTGTGGTTGATGCTTGGGCATATACCATGATCCAGACCATGAAGCAGATTGCCAGAAGCGTGGCAACCATCATCGCAGCACCTGCACTATGACATGTGCAACCCCGCACCTACCAATCCCCAGCCGCTCACCCGCTGCCTGCGATAGGTCAATAACCCTGCCCCTTTTCCACGGCCCACGGTCGTTGATCCTGACGATAACGTGCCGATGGTCGTCCATCCGGCTGACTAAGACGCGGGTGCCGAATGGCAGAGTGCGGCTGGCTGCTGTCAGGCCGTGCCGGTCATACCGTTCGCCGCTGGCCGTGACGTGGCCTTGGCTATACCAAGACGCTGTGCCGGTGGCGTCGGCCAGGGCGGGCGTGCTGGCGAGTAATAGGGCGGCAAGGGCGAGGCGGGTCATCGGAAGTCATCCAAAGAAATAGGCACCCAGGCTGCGGGCAAAAACTCAACTTCCACCTTCTCTCCAGATAAATTCTCTATATGATGAAGAAAGATTTTTTGCGTGTGACATTGAGGGCTACCCAATCCCTTGTCGCCCTTCATCCAATAAAACGCCAACCCCTTGTCGGGATGGACCAGCCAGTAGTTGTCGGTTATCAGCCGATAAAACCCGCCTTTTGTTGGTGTTAGGGCTTTTTCTTTCGGGAGGAATTTGTATTCTCCTCTCATTCGGGTGCCTCCTGTTTTGCTGCGGCGAGCGGCGAATAATCCTGTATGCTGACCCGCACATGATCTGCACGTCCCCAAACAGCCGCCACCTGCCCTTCTTCAGATACGTATATAACAAAGTTGCGCTGTTGATCGCGCCGAGGATCGTCGGCGTAATCTGTGACAAAGTTATGCGCTATTTTGGCTATACGATACGCTGAATGAAGCGGGCCTGTGTAGGTAATTTTCATTCGGGTGCCTCCCCCAACGCCATGCGCGCTTCACGGCCCAAGTCCTCTTTGCTTGTGCCAGAGTTTTGCGATCCAAGGCTAATTAGTTGGAGCGTATGCCGCAACCGCCTCATGCGGCGTGCTGCATTTTCCACATGCGTTGCGTGTTGCGGTAAATCTAATTTACGCAACTTATCAGCCGCATCTTCAAGCCAATAATCTTTTTCGGTCATTCGGGTGTTCCCTGTTTATACGCCAACACTGCCTGATCAATGCTGGCTCGGTAATCAACCATCATCTGATCAAACATTTTGTCTGATGCCACAGTCTTTTTGATTGCTTTGCCGCCACGCACAAGCAAGGAAATTGCGGCAGCAAGCGAAGCCACAACGCCCATTAGTGCGTCTTGCAAATTGGCGTTTTGTGCTTGCAACCGTTTGATCTCCGCGACCGGTGCGCAAGCACCCAGGTCCGGCCCGCACGCGCATCGGCGGCGCTCAAGCATGGCTTCCATCATGAGATCGAAGTCCCGTTCTTCCAGGTCATGCGGGCTGGTCATCACACCAGCCCCCAGTCATCCGCCACCGGGATACTGAAAACCTCAGAACCGGCAGGAACATCGAGGTCCAGGATGGGCCGGATGTCGGCGTTGCTGCCAACCGGATCTTTCACGACTGCCGGGAAGCCGACGCTTTCCCAGCGGAACAGATTGACCACGCGGGTCATGTATATTCGGCCATCCTTGCGGGTAACGTCTCCCGCGAAAATCCAGCCGCGATCCAGGACCACAACAGCCCGTGTGCCGGTGGTGCGTTTGGTAGGTGCGTATTCCACGCCGTTGATTGTGATGATGTCGCTCATTTTTTTTCTCCTA